CCCAGCTCTTGGCCGACACCCATCAGCGCACAGCGTTGGCGGCGCATCAGCGCCGCGTGCGCCCGGTCACGAACAGCCCGATGTGCCATGGCTGCGGCGAGGAAATCCCGCAGCAGCGGCGCGAGATATTGCCGGGGTGCTGCCTGTGCGTGGAATGCCAGACCGAATTCGAAAGGAACGTTCGGTAATGGACCTGTCAATCAACTGGCAGGGCCTGGGCGCGATTGTGGCCATCGTCGGCGTTCTGTGGGCCATCGCGATGGTGCTGATCAGAAACAATCTGCGGAGCGCGTTCGTCGAGCAAGGGGATTTTAATGCGCTCGGAACCCGTGTGAATACGCTTGAGACGCGCGTGATCGGTGCCCCCACGCATGACGATCTGCGGGGTCTTACGACGCGGCTGGGCGGCATCGAGACGGCGGTGGCAGGCATTGCGGCCACTCAGGTCGCCACCGGCCAGAGCCAGGCCAGGATCGAGCGAATGGTCGAAATGCTCGTCAAGAACGAGCTGGACGGAGAGCACAAATGAGCCTGTCACAGATGCTGGCCGAGGATCGGCGGCTGGTGATCCTGCGCGCGCTCACCGAGGTGCCCGGCTATGAGCTGAACGAGATGGTGCTGCGCCAGGCGCTAGATCAGTTCGGCCATCACGCATCACGCGATTTGGTGCGTGCCGACATCCAATTCCTCGACGAGCATCGCCTGGTGGTGCAGCGCGTGCTGCAGGCGGCCTCCGGCGAGCTGTGGATGGTGAAGCTGACCGCTGCCGGCGAGGACGTGGCCAATGGCCGCCTGCATGTCGGTGTCGCGCGGCGCCGGGTTGAGTAGTGGCACGCCCATCCAGCATCGACCGGATGCCGAAAGAGGTCCGCGAGGAGATCGGCAAGCTGCGCGAGCTGGGCTGGACGCTCGATGAAATCATGGAGCAGCTGCGCTGCCTCTACGACAAGGCCCCCAGCCGCTCGGCGCTGCACCGGCATGTGCAGGGCCTGGAGAAGATCATGGAGAAGACGCGCCGCTCCCGCCAGGTGGCGGAGGCGCTGTCGCGCAGCCTGGGTGATGCGCCGGAGAGTGCGGCGGCCCGGGTGAACATCGAATTCCTGCATGGTGCCATCCAGGATTTGTTCATGCGTGCGGCGGATGGCGAGCTGGTCGACAAGCACGGCCAAGCGATGCTGAACGGCAACCCGGAAGGCACGATGATGCTGGCCAAGGCGCTGGATCATCTCGCCCGCGCCAGCAAGACGAACATCGACTTCATCCAGGCGGCGGAGGCGCGATCCGCGAACCTCGCCCGCAAGGAAGCCGCCACGGCCGTTGACGTGGTGGCGCGCGAGAAGGGCCTGACGAAGGACACCGTGGCGGCCATCAAGGCCGGTATCTTTGGAGTGAAACCAACATGAGCAAGAAGGCCACGAAGTCATCCGCAGCGAAGCCGGTGAAGATAGCAGAACCGGTTGAACAACCCCCGACACTGGCCGTCATCCCGCCAATCCACGCGGATGAAGTCGACGGCGTTGAGCGCGTGCTGATCGACGCGGTCATTCCGGTCGCGGCTGACCTGAAGACGATCGAGAAGATTTACGAGAAGAGATATGGGCCGCCGCCAACCGTGGGCCGCGTGGTCCTCTACCGGCAGGGCGTGCTCGACCATCTCACCGGCAAGATGCACGACGCATCATGGCAAGGCACCAACGGTACGCGCTGGCATCCCGCGACGATCACCCGCGTCTGGCCCGGCAGCGATGTTGTGAACCTGATGGTGATGTTTGACGGTTACGCGCCCTGCGCGGTCACCTCGGTGCTTCATCTTCTCGTGCCACAGGAAAGCATCGACACTAACCCAACCATCGCCGGTTGGCGCTGGCCGGATCGCGTCTGACGCATATGACCGCCTCGCTGCCCGATGTGTTCCTCCCCTACCAGCAGCGCTTCATGCGGGCGGTGGATGAGCACGCCGTGGTGGTGGAGGAGAAATCGCGCCGCACCGGCTTCAGCTGGGCGGCGGCGGCCGTCGGCGCGCTGAAGGCTGCGAGCACGCGCGAAGCTGGCGGCAGCGACGTGCTGTATATGGGCTACAACCTCGAAATGGCGCGAGAGTTCATCGACTATACCGGTGAATGGGCGCGCGCCATCGAGCCTGCCGCTGCCGAGGTGCTTGAATACGTGTTCACCGATCCGGACCATCCGGAGCGGGAGATCAAGGCATTCCGCGTCGAGTTCGCCTCGGGTTTCAAGGTTCTGGCGCTGCCGAGTGTGCCGCGTGCGCTACGCGGTATGCAGGGGCTGGTGATCATCGACGAAGCGGCGTTCCATGATGCGCTCGATGAGCTGCTGAAGGCCGCCTTCGCGCTGCTGATCTGGGGCGGCAAGGTGGTGATCGTCTCCACCCATAACGGCACCGAGAACCCGTTCAACGTGCTGGTGCAGGATGTGCGCGCCGGGCGCAGGCCGTATTATCTCGGCCGCACCACTTTCGATGATGCGCTGGCCGATGGCCTCTATCAGCGCATCTGCCTCACCCAGGGCAAGACATGGACGCCGGAGGCCGAGGCCGCCTGGCGCGCCGAGATCATCGCCTTCTACGGCGCTGCCGCCGACGAGGAGCTGTTCGCCATCCCGTCTGCCAGCAGCGGCAGTTTCATCCCCGCCCCGTTGATCGAGGCGCGGATGGAGGATGGCATTCCGGTGTTGCGCTGGGCGCGCGAGAAGGGCTTCGAGATGTGGGCCGAGCATCTGCGCGCCGCCGAATGCAGCGACTGGATTGCCGAGCATCTGGAGCCGGAATTGCGCAAGCTCGATGCCGAGACGCCGCATGTGTTCGGCTTCGACATCGCAAGGCGCGGCGACGTGTCGGTGATCTTCCCGCTGGCCATCGAGAAAGGGCTGGTGCGCCGTGTGCCGTTCCTGGTGGAGATGCGCAACATTCCCTTCGCCCAGCAGCGCCAGGTGCTCTGGTATGTGGCGGGCAGGCTGCCGCGCCTGCGCGCGGGCTTCATGGACGCCACCGGCCTCGGGATGCAGATGGCCGAGGAGACGATGCAGAAATTCGGCGCGGGCATCCTTCCGGTGATGCTGAACGAGCCCTGGTATCGCGAGCACATGCCGCCGCTGAAGGCCGCCTTCGAGGACGCCATGATCGTGCTGCCGCGCGACCGCGACGTGCTGACGGATTTCCGGGCGCTGCAGCTGGTGCGCGGCGTGGCGCGGGTGCCAGACCGGGTGCGCGATGATGACGGCCTGCAGCGCCATGGCGATGCCGCCATTGCCGGGTGCCTCGCCTATGCCGCCAGCCGGGCTGAGCCGGAGCTGTATGGCTACGAGCCAGCGAAGGCCGTGCCGCCGAAACCCGGCCAGTTGCAGATGCTGGCCCCGCAGCACGAAGACGAGGACAAGCCGGGGCGCGGGCTGCTCTATGAGCGGAGTGGGTCGCCATGGTGATCGATCAGGACGATCAGGACCGCATGGCCTGGTGCGAGACGCAGCTGCTGGAGCGGCGCATCAAGGCGCTCGCGGCCGCGACGATGCTGCCCCACAGCTTCGACAAGCGTTTCGTGCGCTCGATCTCGACGCGGCTGCCGGAGAGCCTGTCGGACAGACAGAAAGACCTGGTGCTGAAGCTTGCCTGGAAATACCGCCGTCAGATCGGGCGCAGCCTCGCACCCATCATCAATCCCGAAGATCCGTTTGCCGATCCGCGCACGGGCATTCCCCTCATGGAGTTCCGCCGGCATGGCTGACGATGTCTCGTCGCTGATCGACCAGTTCGGCAAGCCGATCTCGCGCGCTGACATCTATCGTCTGCGCCAGACGATCAGTGACACCGATCCGCAGCAGAACCGGCCGCCGTTCTCCGGCCATCTTGCCTTCGGCATGGACCCGCAACGGCTGGGTGCCATTCTGCGCTCGGCCGATGACGGCAACTCGCTCGACTGGATGATCCTGGCCGAGGAGATCGAGGAGCTGTTCCCGCACTACCTCTCGGTGCTGTCCAAAAGGAAACGCCAGGTCTCACAGCTGCCAATCACTGTGGAGGCCGCAGCCGATATTCCGGACGGCGAGAAGCACGCCGATTTCGTGCGGAAATGGATCGCCAAAGGCGTGCTTCAGCGGGCGATGTTCGACATCACCGATGCCATCGGCAAGGGGTTCTCGGTCTGCGAAATCACCTGGGACACCCGCGTGGGTTCCGTGCAACCCGGCGAGATCAGCTACCGGCCGCAGCGCTTTTTCGAGATCAGCTATCGCGATGCGAAAACGCTGTGGCTGCGCACCGCCGATGGCTACATGGATTTGGCCCCGCACAAATTCCTGCTGCACCGGCACCCGAGCAAATCCGGCAATGCGGTGCGCGGCGGCATGACCCGCATGGTGGCGTTCCTGTGGCTGTATTCCAGCTACACGGTGAAGGATTGGGCGCTGTTCGTGCAGGGCTATGGCCTGCCGATGCGGTTGGGCCGGTATGGGCCGGAAGCCAGCGAAAACGACAAGCGGGTGCTGTGGCGCGCTGTTTCCTCCATCGCCGGTGACGTGGCGGCGATTGTGCCGAAGTCGATGGAGGTGGAGTTCGTCAAGGCCGATCAGAGCAATGCCGGCACCGATCTGTTCCTGAAGCGGGCCGATTGGCTGAACCGCGAGGTGAGCAAGCTGGTGCTGGGAAGCACGGCAGGCACCGAGGCGATCAGTGGCGGGCACGCGGTGGGCCAGGAGCACCGCGAGGTGGAGGAGGATGTCGAGAAGTTCGACGCAGGCCTGCTCACCACCAGCATCACCCGGCAGATCGTCCACGCCATGGTGGCGTTCACCTTCGGCCCGCAGGATGATTATCCGACGCTGTCGATTGGCCGCCCGAACGAGGTGCCGCTGACCGATGTGATCGCAGGCATCGCCGATCTCGGCCCGCTCGGCCTGCGGGTGAAAGCCGCCGAGGTGATGGACCGCCTGCAGCTGACCATGCCGGAGGATGGCGATG